GAAGGTCCTGTTGGTCCCGTCATACCTGTCGGTCCAATAGGTCCTGTATCCCCAGAGGGTCCTGTATCCCCAGAGGGTCCTGTATCCCCAGAGGGTCCTGTATCTCCCATTACACCAGTTGCACCTACCGGCCCAGTGGACCCGGTTCTTCCCGTTGGCCCTGTTGGCCCTGTTCTTCCAGTGGACCCCGTTCTTCCCGTCGGTCCAGAAGGTCCTGTTGGTCCCGTCATACCTGTCGGTCCAATAGGTCCTGTATCCCCAGAGGGTCCTGTATCCCCAGAGGGTCCTGTATCCCCAGAGGGTCCTATACCTCCTGTAACACCCGTAAATCCCTGATAGCCCTGAGAACCCTGAACTCCCGTCGGTCCTGTTCTTCCGGTAACACCCGTCGGTCCCGTTCTTCCGGTAACACCCGTCGGTCCCGTCGGTCCCGTCGGTCCCGTTCTTCCGGTAACACCCGTCGGCCCCGTCGGTCCCGTTCTTCCGGTAACACCCGTCGGTCCCGTCGGTCCTGTTCTTCCGGTAACACCCGTCGGTCCTGTAACACCTGTAGGTCCTGTGATAGAACTCATTGGTTCCTCTATTTATTTTTTTTAATGATTTATTAATTTAAATATTTGGCGAAACTTTTTAATATTTTAATAGTAACCCAAATAAATATTATATAAAAAAAATAATATCATGTCTGTGTGTTACTTGTTACAGTTACACACAAGACACTGTCTACATGTAAAGTTATATTCGTAAAACTATAAAACTATAAAACTATAAAACTATAAAACTATAAAACTATAAAACTATAAAACTATAAAACTAAAACATACATACTTGGAACGTGAACATTGACATGATTGATTTACATAGATTTAAATATATAAGATTTTTAATTTAAATATTTGGATTGAACACCAATTAGATTTATCTAAAAATCAAAGAGTATATCAAAATTTTAAAAATATATACATCCACATAAAAAAGATAAAAAGGCATGAGCAAATTTATACTCAATCTTAATTCCAAGTACCGGAATCCTTTTGAGGCGTCGAGTTCAGGTCCGACCTCTTTTGAGTTGATTATTAATCCGACACAGAATTCCAATATTCCCCTGGGGGGGAATACATCCTATACTTTGGATAATCCTATCATCACTGCCTTTTCGTGGCCCTATAGGTCCACGCAGAACAATGCGACCTTGCAGTTGCAGTACATTTGGGGAGCAGGGTCGTCTACCATGGGTACGGCGGCGTCATGGTGTAATTTTAACAATAATTGTATTTATGGATTGTCGAGTAAAAATTTTTCCACGACAAATATTCAGTTGAGTACTGCCGATGCCACAATGAATGTGGATTATTATGTTGGCTGTATTCTCATGCTTTTTGCGCCTCAGACCGTCACGACGACAACCGCCAATAACGTCAAGACCATCACCAACCCCATACCGGGAGATCCAACGTCAACCTTTGTATTCCAGAACGCCACGATCAGTTCCTACATTCCTTCTACCAATACGGTGGTCGTACAAACCGGTTTTGAATCGGATTTTCTGTCCACGTATGTCTATAATTTTGATAACATCAGCCCCACCGATTCCTATTATAACTACTTTATCATCAATCCAATGGGTGAGGTTCATGGTTCTGGGTCTACCGGAGGTGGTGGTGGTCCTCCTTCTGGTTCGGGTGGTGGTCCAATGCCACCCCCTTCCAGGTGTTCCCCCGTACCTGATCCAAAGGTACCCACGAATGTTCAGTACGGTGGAATCCCCAAAAATTTGGTGCTCTTGGGCCTCAACAGTTTTTTGAATGCCACTGAATTTAACTATTATAGTGCGATCGCGTTGAGTGGATCTCCCACTGCCGCCTTGTATGTTCAGAACATTACAAAAAACTGGGTGACCTCGATAAGTTCTGTCGAGACGTATACGCGATCGGCCACGCTCAATGATATCACCACCTCGAGTCTTCCTCTCGCATGGGGTATGAATGATTTATACCAGCTCAGACAGAACAATAATGTGTTTACGGTACAGACACAAGATAGCGCCTCCTTGAAAAATATCCCTCTGGACGCCGAATTATCCGACGCAGGAGAAGGGTACACTCCCGATACCATTTACTATCTGAATACAGACGACGGTACCCAACTCAAGACTCAGATTCTTGTTCGTATGGTGGATAAATCGACGGGTGCGATTCTGACATGGTCGTGGGCAAACCGAGGGGACGGTACCTATGTTTATGCACCGGGGGATGTTTTTGACATTTATAATTCAAGTAAACCCACCTCCGTCGCAACATTAACCATAAAGACGGTCAGCAACATTGGAGTTCCGATCCTTGTGAATGATGGTCACCGGATCGAGTATCTTGCGGCCACAAAACCATTCTACATATATGTACCCTTACAGGTGAACCTGGATTATTACGCGTCCGTGGCCAAATACACCGGTGTGTACTACTCTTATCGTGATCCTTCCTCTCCAGACATGCCATCGGAATATGCGTTTCTTGACCTGGGCGAATACACGGGGACTTATGTTCCGAAATGGACATGGTTCGAATGTGTCACGTACAGTCCTCAACTCGTGGGCATCCAGACAAGTTCCATCGGTTTCCAGCAAGGTGTGTGCTATCGTATCCGTCTCGTTTCCGTGGCTATCCCGAATCAACAGGTCCAAGGAATCAACGAACTTCCTGCGTTTTTTCCGTACCTTCTCCTTCAGCTCTACAATACCAACAGTATTACCCAGAGCACCAATGTCTTGTACTCCAACAATCCGAACACGACACGGTGCGCCTTTGTTTGCCATATTGGAAATCCTCGAAACCAGTTCATCTCCAGTTATATCGTCATCCGCACCACCCAATTCAATATCGTGAAATGGTCCAACATTGGATACTTATCCTTCTCTCTCCTCCTTCCCAATGGAACCCCCCTTGTTTTTAACCAAACGTATATCAACAACAACATAATCCAATCCTATAAAGCCAAACAACAAGATTTTCACGCCTTTGTCGTAACCCTCGTCAGCCAAACCAATGAAGCCCAGGTCAGCGCCACGTTTGAATTTGATATCATCAAGTAAATTTAAATATTTGATTCCTTGATTCACAAGATAAACAAAATGCATAATCAACAACAACATATACACGAAAAAACAGCAGAAAAACAGAAAGACATTCATGAGAAGAGGGAGGAAGAAGTTCAACATATCGTTGAACATATCGTTGATCATATCATCAAACATGTCGTTGAACATGTCGACATGGAATTGAATATTCGGACGGTGGTCTTATCCGGGGGGGCCGTTCGAGGTATCTCGATCCTGGGCGGACTTCAGTGTTTGCACGACCGTGATTTATTAAAGGGTGCAGACACATTTATCGGAACGTCTATTGGCGCCGTCATAAGTTATCTTTACATTCTTGGTTTTTCGCCCGTAGAGTTGATGGTCAAATTGTGTCGCAAAGGTTTTTTGGAGGAACTGTTGGATATTGATATCTCGGCCATGTTCCGTGGCCACCAAGCGATCTCCAATTTTCATAAACTGCAGGAATTATTAGAAAATCTTACGGTCGAAAAAAGAGGTCGATTCATGACACTTCATCAGCTCCAGGACATGACGGGGAAACGACTAATTTGTTCGACATACAATCTCAGTCTCCGAAAAATGGAGTATATGGGACCAGAATCTCATCCCGATCTTCCTTGCATTACCGCCTTGCGAATGTCTTGTTCCCTCCCTCTCCTTTTCCCCGGTTTTCATTACATGGGATCGGTGTACGTGGACGGTGCGATGGCCGATGATTTTCCTCTCAGCCAGATTGAAACGGAACGCGGAACTGCCATCGGCATCCGTGTTGTGGACGAAGAGGATCATAAATCACCTGTTCCTTCCACTTCCAACCTCTTGGATTATATGAACTGTTTGTTTTCCGTTTTTTTGAATAATATTCATCGTCTTAGTCTGAAAATGTACCGGAACCGATGCAAAATCATCTTTAGCCTCTTGATCCCCCAAGAAGTCTCCCGCTACCGATTACATTTGTCGACACAGGATAAATTCAATATGTTCTCTTCTGGTTACAATGGTGTTCGTACACAACTACTTTCTCCTCCCATAGAAGATGATGGATGTTGATGGATAATTCGATGATAATTTTATAAATAAATATAATTTACAAAATTAAAAATAATAAATTATCCATACTTTAAACATTTATTATGGTATTTATTTCACCGTCTACATCGGTACCGTTTCCAACACCCACAAACACCAATGACATTAAAAAATCATCTTCAAACTTATCTTTCTATTTATTTATTTTTGTCTTACTCTTACTGTTTCTGTTTCTCTTTCCCAGACAACGAAAACCAGTTGTAAAACCAACACCTGAAATACGACATGCAGGATCACCACCTGAAATACGACATGCAGGATCACCACAAAAAAAATTGGTTCAAGATGATAAATTAGCACTTCTACATTGGCTTTTTGACGAAAATAAACGGATTATTGTTAGTAATCATCCAAAAAAACCAAAAGGTTATTATTTAATTACAGATAAAAGAAATTTTCCATGGAAATTTTATTGTATATCCATTAAATATTCTAAAAAGAAGAAAAATGTACCAATATTTTTATTTTGCAGTGATGGTACATGTTTCTTCTTTAGAGAGTTGTCATTATTCGATATTGGAAAAATTATAAATTATAATTTTGATAATAAGTTAGAGAGTGGTGATCATGATATTTGGAGTGGTGGTGGTGGTGGTGGTGGTGGTGACAATGACGGTGGTGGTGGTGGTGGTGGTATTAGTAGTAAACCTTTACAACAACAACAACAAAAAACATTTCTTCCTTCTTCAACACCAAAAAAAAGAATTAGTGTTGATGTTGGTGGAACAATGAAAGTTATGATTTAAAATCTCATTGTTGTCATTTATAATTTTTTATTATAAATAAATTTATTTATAGTAAAATTATAAAATAAAAAGTTGATTTGTTATGAGTAGTAATAATAATTCGTCAAACCAACCTTCTCCAAATCCAGCCTCAACAAAACCACCATCCTTTCTCCGTCAGTTCATTGTATATATTCTACAATTTTTTCATTTTGTTTTCCTGAATCGTCAAGTTCTTTTTTATCTATCGCTTTTTGTAATTGCATTTCTTTGGAAACCAAATATCAACTTTGATAAGTTGGTTAATGTAGAACTTAACACATCACCACCACCATTAAATTTTCCATCATTCCTTCCTGGGAGTGGGGGGGCGCATCAAAGTCTGTTGGGTAATATTCCGTTGCTAACACAAGGGAACACAGATGAGTCTAAGGATGCTGAGCACGAGGAAACGTGGACACAAATAGTTGGAGGTCAACAACCACAAGGAGACATGAAAAAAAGGAGTGGAAGTCTGTCACAACCAACTAAAGGGAATGGGAAAGATGGAAATAGTGGGGGGGCGCATCAAAGTCTGTTGGGTAATGATTCTGATCACGAGAGCGTTTGGACACAAATAGTTAGAAGTCAGCATCCACAAGGAAACATGATAAAAGGGAACACACATGGTTTGAATGTCGCGCAAATAGGTGGAAGTTCAAAGCCACAACAAGGCGATGACGGAGATGGTGTATTGAGGGAGGTATGGAATAATGTAACAAATACAGGAGAGGTAAAAAATGGTGATGGAGATCAGGGAAAAAAGCAACAGCAACAGCGACAGCAACAGCAACAGCAACAGCAACAGCAACAGCAACAGCAACAGCAACAGCAACAACAACAGCAACAGCAACAGCAACAAACAACAACAACAACAACAAAACCACAAACGCCACAAAAATTAATCGAATTTTTAATCAAATCCTTAAAAGATGTTGATTTAAAGGTGAAAACCATTGACATTATACCCAGAAAAAAAATCAACCAACAAACATTCGACGGATACAGTTGCCTGATTTCGTTTGAAAAAAAAGGAAAACCTGACATCATGTTACAAATAATAAAATCTCTTGTAGATGGTTTGTCATCATACTCTTATAGATTAATTAAAGGTAGAAAAATTACCACCCATACAAAAATTGGTCAATTAATCCAAGCAATAGCAAGACCCCAATCGAGAATGTGATGATATTCTCTATGAATACATGAATATCTATATCTATGAATATATATATCTATGAATATAATTAACGATATATATTATGAACGGTATACAGGCTGTGTCGTCATTATTGTTGTTGGTCCCATATCTGTCCGATAATTACTGGGTGGTGGTTGCATAATCAATGGGGGAGACGGATAAAAATAAGAAGTATTCGAAACAGGTAATGGTATGTTGTCATAATAGTACGGTCCATAATCATAATAACCATAGTAGGGGTATCCATATCCACCATATCCACCATATCCATATCCCCCATTGTAATACTGATTCTGTATCGTTCCGTATCCACCCCTTCCCCGACCTCCATATCCCCCACCGCCATAATGCCTGCCTCCACCTCCATATCCACCACCACCTCCACGATGTCCGCCTCCACCTCCATATCCACCAAATCCACCACCACCATGGCCGCCCCCTCCTCCTCCATGGCCACCACCACCACCCCCTCCACCACCACCACCACCACGATAATTTTCTTGAATATTCATGTGTTGTTGTTTGTTTTGTTTGTTTTAGTCAACAATTTAAAAAATTTTAAAAATTCTTAAAGTCATCAAAATCCGGATTCCAGACCCTCGTAGGAAAAAATCGCTTTGCGGAGATAAAAATCATAATCCGTATCCGTCATCATGTCTTTAAATTCCTTGTACAAATCTTCTTTGATGGTAGGTAGTTTTTCGCGGAATACCGAGAGGAATTCGGATCGTTTTTCAAACAGGTTCGGTGGTAATGTCATTTGATCCATAATGCGTGCACCGCGTTCCGGGTCTATATCACAGATCCCGATAATGCATCGATTAATCAATTGAAAGAAACGGCATCGAAGGGCGTACTCTGGGGGGATGCGAATTTGGAAATCGCGGTAGCCCGTCAGTACGTTCAACAAACGGACCGCGTACCCTGTGGAACAGGTTCCTGCCATGTCCTCCAGTTCCTCCAAAAGTCTTTGTTGAAGATCTTTTCGGCAATGGTCGGTCTCCTTATCCCCGTACCTGTCGATATAGGCCACCACCATCTGAAAAATATCATAAAGCCGGTGTCGGTGGCGTCCGTGTTGTGACCAATCCTTGTCGATCCGGTACATGGCAAGTCGCACCTTTTCTTTATCATTGGTAAGGTTCAGATGGACTGCAAACGCCTCTTCGATCCAGTCCAAATAGTACTGAAGGCGATGCCGGGGTCGGATAGGAAAATCCTCTGCCAAAAAATCCAGTATCTCCTGCGCGCTTTCCATCGCAATACAATGCACATTCTCCTGATTCTCATAAAATGTCTTTGAATTATTATGATTCGATGAATACAACCCCGAAACCCCCGACTCGTAGTAATCGCGCAACACATCCTCTGCCAGCGTTTTCAAATTATTTTCTTCACTCATCGTGATATCCAACACCAGAGACGCCGCGTCCGCGACATGACACGGTGCTTCCTTCTCCCTCGACTCCAGAATTCCTCTTAAAAACTCTTGAATCAACTCCTTGGGAAACCGATCGTGATCATACGATAAGGGATGGCTCTCCAACCACCGACACCACAAGATTCGCGATTCGGTTCCCATCGACGTCCGACAATCCCACATCTCTCGCATCAGAACCGTAAATATATTCACCGGTAGCGATAAACGCATAGCCAACATGGACCGGTACCGAAAATCCTCCGACGCCTTTTCTTTGTCGGACAAAATCCGCATCAATAAACACACAAACGCGACAACAGTCTCTTCTTCTTCCGGCCCCACGAGGTGCAAGAGGTACTCGACGTACGCAAGGACGTACGAGACATACTGAGAGTTACAATCCACCACAAGATGCATCAACAAGTCCTTCACCGGGCCCTTGATGTGTTTCCACAACATTTCCTTGTTCTCGACCACGGTATGTGCCCATTTAAACGCCTCCAGTCGTAGGATGGGATGATAATCGTTGGATGTTTCCAGAATCACCTCCATGACTTTCGTTCCAATGCTGACATTGGAAGACTGAAGAAATCGATTTTGGAGGATTCGAAACACTTCCAATTGTTCGTCTGGCTCTTTTCCCATGACGTCGGCCAACATTTTGTCCACCTCGTCCTCCGTTCCTTCCATCGACGCCGCACGCGTCTCTGACTTTACAAATTCTTCAAATAACTTTAATTTATCCTCTGAAATCATTGGCTCTTCTACCCTCGCTGCCAACAATACCGGCATCCTTGTCGTCGTCTTTATAATATTCTTCTTGTTCATTCTTTTAAGATGTGCACTTGCAATTTCTTTAGATAATTTCAATGACAGAGGAGGTTGGGGTGGTATCGTCCGCGGATAGTTTGTGGTTGGATCTAATGGATCGAAGGGATACGGGGAGGCGTCGGTCGTTGGCGCGGAATTGATGATGGTTGTCTTTAAAAAAGACATCGATTTTCGACATGATAAATTCCATGGTTTCTTCCGAGGCACGTGTCATGTACAGTTTCAGTAGCTGGACCTGTCTGTGTTGGGAAAGAACTTCGTTCTCGAGCCAGTGGAAAATGACGTTGATTCCCATCACCACCGGCAGCTTTTCAAAAATATTCAAAAACGCCTGGTACCGAATATCGAATGGACTCGATAATGACGACAAAAACATCTTGACAAGAATGTCATGAATCTTGTCGTGATATATATTCGTTATATTCGTTATATTCGTTATATTGGTTATCCACAACGGCAATTCGTCACGAAGGATCGAATACCAGTACAACCAATCACTCAGCATATTTTTGGAAAGTACCGAGGAAATAATGTCGTGAAACAAACGCATCCGGAGGATGGGCCACCATTTCTGGTGGTGAATTAGTTCCCATGCCCACATCTTGGTGTAAATTGGATAACAATCGAGAAATCCCTTATTCTCCTCTGATAATAACAAACATGTTGTGGAGGGTATGGGTCGGTACATGTGATTTTTGTTACACGTTGCGTTTTTTTGTAAAAATAAAAAGCTTTATAATTACTCAAGATTTATTTATCAAAAATAAATTTTTTATACAACAACATTTCTCTTTTCTTCACCCAACAAAAATGATCAGGATGATCTTGATATGTTGAAACGGTTACACTTACATCTCTATATCACTATATCTCTATATCTCTATCAATCACTAACGAACCACAAAATCATAAAAACAGAATCATGGATTTCCCGATCCTCAACCAAGAACACTTTTTGTTGCCCGCGGATTTTAACACCATCAAGGACGCCTGTCCGATCGAAGGCTGGCAAGACGCGGTTGTGTATGACAGGACCCTTAAAAAAGATGTCACCTCGCGTCATGTTAGAAAAGCGTACAAGACACCCGAAACCAGAAAAAACATGCACGCCATCTTCAAGAAAATCATCACGAACGCCCTGCTCCCATGGCTGAAGGAGCAACCACACTTCCGCCATTGCTGGGTGCGTCCCTTTACCGAATGGCTCCGTTACGATCCCGGCATGTTCTTCCAAACACACCAGGATTTCGAACGGTATATATGCAACGGGATGGTACCGTACGTATGTCTGATCGGTTTGCAAGATACCGAAAAGGGTGGAGAAACGATGGTCGGGGAACAAGTATGCCACGGTAGTTGTCGAGAGAACGGAGTCGTGTTTTTTCCTTCCAATCTTCCTCATCAGGCCAAGACGGTGATCCGAGGTCGAAAGACATGCCTGAAAATGGAAATGCAGGTTTTTTTTTCACCAGAGGACGGGTTTGTCCGGGTCTCCGACAAGGATCGTCAGTGGTTATCGTTCTGGTCTAAAAGGGAATTAGAGCTGGTCGATAATTACATTCGTTCTCATCGCCAATTTATGGATACTCAACATCACAAAAAATCAGCGGATATTCAGACCTCGACGGAGACCGCGAGAGAGATACATAATATGATGCTTCGTATCGCCGAGCCCACGAACAAGGCACCTCGACTGACAGAAGAGGCCCAGGACAAGATTTTTCCGACCCGTACGGTCTCGTTCCTTCACGATATTTTTGCCTATCATCATTTCAAACAACAGAACCCGTCGTCTGTCTTTTTTGGGAGCGATGCCAAGGCGTGGGACTTTATGAACCAAGAAATGGACCTGCCGCCTCATCACACGCTCCTGGTTGGATTATGGTACAAGGAGGAAAAGGACGAACCCTACCGTCTTTCTTCCTTGTGGGATAGGGCATGTCATAAGATGGACAATTATTATCCGACGGTAGTGGAAGAGATGGATACCTACGTGGATTATGATTCCATCTGTGCCGATATCCTTGAAGAGTTTACCATCCGCAAAGATATCCAACCCGCCGCCTGTTCGTCAAGACCCCCAGAAAAAATACAAAAAGACGGACGAAAAACACCCCGCGTTGTCCAGAAATGGCGCGACCTGATAAAACCGTATAAACCGTCCGAAGACGGCAAATATATTAAAAAATCGGGAGTACAAACCGAATCGGTGTCGGAGATGTGCAACGACGAAAATTTCTCCGAAACATGGGAGTACCAACGATATGTTTCGTTTTCTATCAAGATCCGATGGTTGGTGGTGGTGGTGTCTCTCTAACGCCGAATAAAAACAAATAAACCGGTTCGGTTAGGTCAACCAATAGAAGATACAAATCCCTGATCCGCCGGCACCAAAACTTGTAGAAAAACCAGCAATACCGCCACCACCACCGCCTCCTGTATTCGGAGTACCTACTGTACCATTAACACCCGATGTTGTGGATCCATACGCACCAGTGCCTCCTCCTCCGTATGTACAGGTTCCAGGACCACCTGATCCACTGCCACCACCACCTCCTGCATAGTAAGTTGAAGTTAAACTCAAATAGGTTCCATTTCCACCATTCCCACCATATTTTGTGCTGGAAGATGAACTTCCACCAGTGTTTTGGCTACTTCCTCCACCACCCGCTGCATATAGTGCTGTTCCACTGCCTCCACTGAAATCATTTCCTGAAGTTCCACCGGTATAATTACCGGTACTTCCATAACCACCCACTGCCGTAACGGAGAGACCAATGGTATTTGTTATCGTGTTAGAACTCCCATTCGCACCGGATGTGAGACCACCTGCACCAATCGTAATTGTATTGGCGAATGTATTTGTATAACTGAGAGCACCTCCTACGATTTTTCCTGCACCACCTCCTCCACCATAATAAGAAGTAGGGACCAGACCAGCAGCTCCTCCTCCCACCAGGAAATAGCTAATGGTCTTTGTTCCAGATGCGACTGTAAACGTTCCAGAACTTGTAAACTTTAATATCGTATAACTACCAGAAGTCGAGACAGTCCCACCCGATTGCGTATAGGCAAATGTAGTACTTACACCTTTTTGGCATTCGAGTTTATGTAATGAACTGTTGTCAACATTATGTTGAAAGAAAATAAAAATAATTACAAGTCGTGTTTTTATATATTTATTTTTTAAAATTTATTATCATTATAAAGTTATGTCAACCAACAAAAAATACAAATTCCTGACCCACCACTATACTCACTAAAATTAGAATACCAGGCACATCCTCCACCACCTCCACCGCTATTTGCGGTACCAACAACTGCATTCGTTCCTGAACTACTATTTCCTTTAGAACCAGAACCTCCACCTCCCGTTGTAGATGTTCCACTACCGGCTGTAGTCGTACCCGCACCCCCACCACCCCCTCCGTAGTATGTGCTATTATAACTCCATTGCGTACCACTTCCACCACTACCACCCGTCGATGTAGTACCACTTCCACCAGTTGCCGAATTACCCCCACCACCTCCTCCAGATTTTTTCAAAGAACCGCTACCTCCTTTATTACTACTTCCGGAAGTTCCACCGTTATAATTAGCATCAGCTCCTAAACCATACGCCGCAGTAAGCGCCGTAACCGTACTACTCCCGCTTGTATAACTTACAGTAGAAGCCACACCATTTCCTCCTGATGTTGATCCACCAGCACCAATTGTAATCGTATAAGTGACAGATGTTGTATAACCAAACGTACCATTCGTCACCTGACCTCCTCCACCTCCTCCACCAAATTGTACAGGATCAGTGGACTTATACCCAGCACCACCTCCGCCAACCAGTAGATAATAAACTATTTTGGCACTTGATCCTGACGATGTGATGGTAAATGTTCCTGGAGTTGATGTACTCGTAAACGTCAGGAATGTATAACTACCAGAAGTCGTTACAGTACCACCTGTTTGACTATACGTAAATGATGTAGATGTTTGTTTTTTAGTCGGTTGAGTCGCATTAATAGAATTGATAATGGAAAACATTGTTATTAAACAATAATTTAAAAATTTAAAATTATTGTTTTTTAAAAGTGTGTTCTGACCAAGCGATAAGGTTATGTCGTCAACCAACAAAAGATACAAATCCCAGAACCACCAGAAAAATTGCTTGAATAATAGGAACATCCTCCACCACCTCCCCCTGTATTTGGTGTACCATTAGCTCCCGCCGTAGTTCTATTAGAACCATTACCTCCACCTCCAGTACCTCCATTACCGGCCGTAGTATAACCCGCACCTCCACCACCCCCTCCGTAGTATGTGCTATTATAACTCCATTGCGTACCACTTCCACCACTACCACCCGTCGTTGAATTACCACTACCACCAGTTGCCGAATTACCCCCACCTCCTCCTCCAGATTTTTTCGTATAACCGCTACCTCCTTTATTACTACTTCCGGAAGTTCCACCGTTATAATTAGCATCAGCTCCTAAACCATACGCCGCAGTAAGCGCCGTAACCGTACTACTCCCGCTCGTATACGTGACAGTAGAAGCCACACCAGCACCCCCTGAGGACGATCCAAAAGTACCAATTTTAATCGTATAAGTGACAGATGTTGTATAACCAAACGTACCAGAGTTCACCTGACCTCCTCCACCTCCTCCACCAAATTGTATAGAATCAGTTGACTTATACCCAGCGCCTCCTCCACCAACCAGTAGATAATAAACTGTTTAATTTATTGTAAACGTTCCTGTGGTAGTTGTACTCGTAAACGTCAGGAATGTATAACTACAAGAAGTCGTCACCGTACCACCTGTCTGAGTATAAAATGATGAGGATTTCTTAGGTTGAGTCGCATTAATGGAATTGATAATGGAAAACATTGTTATTAAATAATATTTTATTCATGAAATAAAATTTTATACTTATATTCTATCCTCTCTTAAAAAATCCCTTAACATTTATTCATAATTGATGAATGGTCATCACGGGCCCGCCATCGATCCGTATTTTGACCGGCTTGTTCAAATCTCCGTGACTATTTGTCGCTGATATTCCTACCCCGAACGCCAGGGCAGAAGTACTTGGGATCTTGATAGGGGTTGTAACGTTCAGTCGTTCAAAGGCATCTCGGCATGTTCGTGTGTACTGGGTCGACAGGAATTCTGGGAAACAACAGTTTTTTTGAGTATTCCCCAACACTCTATTCAATCCCAAATCTTCCACCACAAAAAAAACGCTATTGTACTTGGGAATATAACGAAAAATAGGCACCATCATCGATACATTCTCCCAGGCCTTCATTCCGTACATAATTGGAGTTTTTCCACACAGAAACGCCCATAAATGAGGGACACTTAAACGGTCTGAAGGCAGTGTGGTTTTGGCGACGTAGACCGGCGTCATCCCGTTCGTTTCCACTTCGACACGAACCGTCGGGGTATCTTCCACAAATTTCAAAAGCTCGTTGACCGTCGTGATCCTCATCGATGTCGGAAAACAACGACGGCTAAAGTCCGCAGGTGATCTTTTCTCGTTTTTTGTGGCCGCCTTCATCGCCGCAAATCCTGTCGCAGAATCGGTTACTGTTGCTGTAACTGTCCGTTTTACCACCACCGTATGTGGAAGTTCGGCGGCCTCTTCTTGGGTCATGATGGTATTTTCAAACGATCCGAGGCTACGGATCGCATTTTCGATCGATCCCATGCTCAGCGCCTTGGTGGTGGATGGGCGCTGGTAGTTGTCTGGTCGGAAACGTTCCGTGATCATCGCGATCATGGCCTTTTCGTTATGAGCGACCGTCATTAAATCCAGGAGATTGTTGATCGTTTGTTGTACAATTGGTGACACCACCCCAGAATCCCCATTTTTGGAGAGATTCGTCCACAACAAAAACGACGCGCCGTCCATCCATCGTTGTTTGACGGTTCTCTGATACGGAAGACATCCAATGGCATCATAGTAATCCACGATGCGTCGGAGCCACTTTACCGACTCGTCCATTCTGTTCCCATACACGGATTGAAGAATACAGGCCGCCACCAGGTCCAAGGATTTTCGCATGGTTTCCACAGCTTCTTCCTTCTTATTGTGAACAGGAAAAATAGAGGATAACAAATTGGGAATGATCGATGGCAGATAGTGTTGAAAGGCCTTTTCATACAGAAGAGCGGTATCGTCGGACACCTCGGTCTGTTTATCCTCCGAGATCTTTCCATAGTAATGGGTAAATCCTCCTACAATGGGTTCATGACCGTCGACGTACTCCCCCGTGAGTACATGAACCCCTGCAATCCGTGTCGTCGTCATGATTGATTTCACCAGAAGCCGTAGGGGAGAATCAGGTGTTTGCGTAGGAAAGAAAACATGGTCCTCCTCATTGGAATAACGAAGAAACCGTTTCATGCGTGCCGAACAAGTGTTGCACCAATGACGAGCCGTTATGATCTTGCGCGCCTTTTCTGCAACACAGGATCCCTCGTGTTCCAAGACGACCGTAACCCGTTGGTGATGAACATCCCGGAGAACGATGTATCGAGCCTCGTTGGAGATTGTTTCACATTCCTTTTCAAAAATTGTCATGCTTGGTTGGGGGTTGGATTGGATGGACTGATTTTTTTTCTGGATTAACATATAGTGTGAGTTTTACGATAAATAAACAGGTTACAAATTTACGTAGGCACCGATAATAAAAGACACCAATTGATTCTTTATATAATCATTTTTCAGGGATAAATAAAGATAAATAAAGATAAATAATTAATGAAATTTTGTGGCGGATCGAAAGACGACAGATGAAAATTTTTTTAATTAATGAAAAAAATGTATAAACACAAAAACAAACAATGCAAAACCATTACACACACACAAACTTCCCAATCCCATCCCCCTTCAACACCGTTACAGAATTTGACAGCGTATGCGTTGGCATCTAATCCACCATCATCCAATGTTTTCATTCCTTCCAATCCAACCAATCCAACCAATCCAACCAATCCAACCAATCCAACCAATCCAACCAATCCAACCAATCCAACCAATCCAACCAATCCAACCAATCCAACCAATCCAACCAATCCAACCAATCCAATCCATTCAATCCGTTCCAATATTGTCGACTATCCAACGAAAAACTCCATTAATTTTTGGTCTGTTCTTACCGCCGTTATTTTCATCATCATCATCATTCTATATTTTTGGAATAGCAATGATGTCATCACCTATTACATATGTTTTTTGTATTCTTCTTCTCAAATTCCAATAGTATATAATGAAGAGACTTTAAAAGTTCAAATAAGATGTATACCATTTTTGGTTCGATCATCATCATCACGAAACGGTCAAGTAAAAACAGAAACTTTGTTTGAACTTAACCCCAACGGTGATGAAGTAACAATTAACGATATGAATGTTTTTGAAAAAAATATTAAATCAACTGGTACAGAAATTAAGAGTTATAATTTTCATCTTGTAGACGAAAATACTTTTCAAAATTTTATAGAAAACAAAATTAGGCTTAAAACTTTCTCCGGATCCATAAACACAATTAAAGGGAAAAAGTTAATGTTTGATGATAATAAAATACGATTCTTTGATACAAAAGTTTATCAGATGTTACAAAAAAATGGAATACTATACTAATACAACCTGCAAAACCAGTATAGACTCCATCAGAATTTGAAAAAACGTATGCATCTCATCATCCATCATCATCCATCATCATCCATCAACATCAATGTTTCCATTCCAACTAAAAAGAGGAACCATCTTTTTTTAAACGTGATGATCGTCGTCTGGGTTGTTGAACCGTTGGTGCGTCGTCAATTTTTCGTTTCCTCTTGTTGTTGTTCTTTTTCTTCTTCGATGCCTCGACCGCTGTTACCACCACCGGTTTCGCCTCTTGTTTCGGTTTATCCGGTTTATCCGGTTTATCCGGTTTATCCTCCTTTTTGGCCAGTGTTGTCTTTTTTCTATTTAACGAGAATAGACTTGCCCCGTCCTCAAATGCCTTTTCAGGATCCTCCTTTATCATTTCACACATTCGTTTTTCTATTAACGAATGGGACCTGCCGGGAAGATAATCAAAAAAACTCCGGTATGTAGTATTGTTGTGATCGTGGGATAACATGAAATCCACGATAAATTCAAACCCGTCCTCACACCTCGTGATCATCGGTCGATGAAGATGAAGGATGGCAAACCTGTGACCCGTAAAAAAAGGGTACTTTTCACCTTTATAAATCTTGCGGTAATCAAACAACTTATCCCCATGAAAACCGGCCTTGTATTCTACTCCTTTCAGATAATTATAACTGATCGCCTTTCCGACAAACAGGTTGATATCTTTCGATTCATCAAGGTTTGGTGTATACACCACCTTTTGGAAAAGGACGGACGATGGGGTGACTACGGCAGGCATGGCGAGATACTCGTTGTATTTCTTCCGATCCATTTCCTTGAGGTTGGAAGGATCCAAGGCCGTTTCGGACAACAGAGAAGAAATAAACATGAATAAACAACAACCAAAACGTTTATAAGAGGGTTTGGATTTTTCATCGTATCGAGAGGCAAACGAGGTATAAATGACCTTGGTGATCCAATACGGACTTTGTCCGATGCTGACCGTAATACCATCAAAGGGGTACCACACACTTTGTTTCGCATTCGCACCCGAACTCTGATAAAACGCCTGATATCCATACCCATACCCTCCTGTTTTTTCCTCTTGCAACATCGAAAGAGGATAACGAACAATCACGATGTTCCTCTTCTCGTCCAACATCTTCCCATGTGTGGCGACAGAGATTGTTTTCCGGGGATCCTCCTTACTCTGCCAGAGGGTGATCCATTCACGTTTATCCTGCTTATCTTGTTTATCCTGCTTCTTTTGCATTTTTTTTTTATTATTTAATATTTAGTTTATCACAGATAAAAAAGGTTTGAATAAAATTTTTGGAAATTTTGTTCCTCTGTTAACCATCTTTTTTGGAATATAAATATTTTGGTTTTTATATTTTTATATTTTTATATTTTTATATTTTTTTTATATAAATATATAAATATAAAAAATAATAAAATGGATCCTTTATTGAATAAGAAACGAAAATCGACTTCCTCCTTTTCCACCATAACCAAGACCAGAAAAACGGCAAGAACCACCACAAAAAAAAAGGTGGTGGGTGATGTGAAAAGTTTGCCGGTGGATGCCATGATTCATACGTTGTCGTATCTAAGACACGATCCAGCGTTGGTGGCGTCCAAGGTCATGCGTCCGACGCATGGGGAACAATTACAGGAATCGTTTAAAAAGTCAAGGGTTCCCCACCACAAATGTATGGAGGCCATTTACGCCAAGTACCCCTTTTTACCTCCTGCAACCAAAAAACAACCTTATATCCATATTTATCCCACGTTGTTTAATAATTTTCAGAAAGACTGTATTCCCAACCATTTTCATAATCAGATCGAACAATGTTGTTTTCGTATTGATTACCACGTGCCCGGTATCTTGGAATATATTTTGGATCCTTCCCGTGTGAGTTTTGCCAACAAAACACAACTTTTGAAGGTTTTGGAGGGTATTGCAGAAACCTTTACGACCAAGAACGAGGACGACGTCATTGATTTTCGTCACCCACAAAAAGATTTAAAACGGATGTACCAACTCCTTCTTACTCTGTTGGAAAAATATGATTCCATGCTGACGGTTGCAGATTTGCATGCTATGATGGAGGTACTTTCCAGCAAGCGTTTCATGGAATGGTCTCAAGGGGCCATGTATCATATTAATAGTAAGGTAGAACTGATATCAAAACTTGTGGAAAAGATTCCGAGCCTTGAAAAACGAATGGAATTTATCACGGCCATAAAATGGAAGAAATTTCTGGAGTACAAGTATGGGTACATCAGCTTGCTGATGAGGCTCATGAAATGGAGTCCTCCCAACACGACCACGATCCCACGCAAATGGAATGCCATGATGATCGAACTCATCATGAAACCGCCCGTTGACAAGGAATATGTACGATTACTTTACGATTCTTATTTCGAAGCGATTCGTACGCTTTGTGAAAACGGACAATGGGAACAACACGCCGACTATTATCTCCATTATTTCGTCGGCGGTTTCCTACCCGCACCACCAAGTTCCGTTCGGCATCATGAAGTCGAGAATGTACTTGGGTGTATAAATCCTCGCACGATCCAGGGCGCCCTTCAATGGTTCCGATTGTTCGCGGCCGTGAATGGACGTCTTTCGGAAGCCATGAAAAAAACCGCGATCCTCCGTGTTATGAAACGAATCGCATCCAATGTCCCTGACTCTTTTCCGATTCTTGTTCAGATTTATCAAAGCACAAAACGACTTGATTTCTTGTTCCACAATCCTTCCCAAGTTCTTGAAAGTGTGGAAAAGGAGATGAACAAGCTTGTGTTTAACCACCAGCTTTTACCGGGTGGTCTGACAAAGAGTGCGATCAAAGACAGGATTACGAAAAGTCTTGTTGGAAAATAAAATTGAAACAGGGTGGATTCAAAAATAAAAAATTAAAAAATAATCCATGGGTCATCCTCGTCTTTTTGTAGCCTTTTCCTCTCTCCTCGCCACCACTACCACCATGACGGGTTTCAAGAGATTGCCGGTGCGTCCCCGTCACCGGATTTCTATTTACAACCCCGTCTTACAATCGACGAAACCCAATTTATGGCCCTACTTGCCCAAAACAGACACTGTTGTTTTTGCCGAAACTCAATTTATTGGTTCATGGTGGTCCGCCTTTTGGGTCACCCAAACCGGAAGAACCGGGGCGTACTCTTGCGGTTGTGATCACGATCACAACGACGACGACGACGAGTGTTCCTCTTCTTATGGACAACTCCCCTCTCATTACGAAATGGAACGTTGCTTGGCGGTTCCGGTTCTTTCTTCCACCAAGATGCATCATTTCTTTTGTATCCTCTTGGATCACACCAACCTGAGTCGGAGTCTTTGGGAAGCGAATGCGTCCTCAACACCATGGATCTGGCAAAAACTGGTGGTCGATCCTCCACCACGTGGTCAACCCATCCTTTTTCGGTACAATGAGGATCAGAAAATATTATGGATGCTGGAGGCAGGATCCATACTCAGTCTTTGGGATCTTGGATCCACTCCAAACACATTGATGATTCGTCGATACCTTCCTCCCGGGTACGGCGAATCCAAGAATCCTTATGGTGAAGACGAGGAACTTCGACGCATCCTCGTGGGCGCCGACTGGCATTCCAACCTCCTCGTTTACGTCGACGGTAGCTCCATCGTTTATTTCACGCACACACATCATAAAGGTTCCAAGGTGTTAAAAGTCGATCTAAAGATTCAAATGCAAGAAAACCCATCACTGGATAAAGAGAAGGCGTTGTGGGAATGGACTCACGTATGTATTGAACGTGTGATGTTTGAATTGGTCGAATCCAAGTGGTGTGTGATTTGTTTCTTGGTGACCACGAGTCGGAATGGTGTGATTATGTTTTGGCGCATCGAGTTTTTGGCCGAGGAGGGGGGTTCGGCCAAACAAAAAAAGATGGATCGTCTTCATCGCGTGGTGCGCACGAAAAAGGTCACGGTGCCTGGAAATCATCCGCAACAAGTATTCATGGGAACAGGGGGCAGGATATGGATGGTTCCCCCCTATGAGTCTTTACCCTTTCGGATGTTCTTGCGGGATACCACCAGCCCCATGACGAGGTGTATTGTCGGTCATCCGAGAGATCCGAGAGAAGAACCAAAACCATCAGGATACGAGACGATGGTTCGGATTCCGTCGGGAGGAAAAAGCGGGATGGTGCAGTGGTTCGGCCACCATGTTTGGTTCTGGGATTTGGAGGACGGATTGAAAAGTGCGATGCGGGGACCATTCCCGGCCACCCCCTCCCCGTCTCTGCCGATAGATTGGTGGTCTCTTCTTGACAATTCACAAATAGATTATGGAGAAAATATGAATGTGGATAAAGTGGATGAAAAAAATTAAATTCATTCATTCATTCACCAAAAATCAAAAATGAATTTAAATTTTAAATTTTAAATTTTAAATTTTAAATTCAACTATGAATCTTATCTACGAATACACTCAAAATGCAAATCCCGATATGACCTCTGTGCCACCTGGTATTTTTCCACCCACTCTTTACGAAGAGTGTTCGACGAGCATGATTATCCCATTGGATACGCGTTCTACCCTAAAAACGGATTATCCGGCGACGGCGCCGAATCTATTGGCCCATTTTGTCAAGATCCTTCCACGAGAACATGTGGAGTGTTCTGCGCAATGCACTTCCCACCTGTTTTTTGTTATGCGAGGGTCAGGTGTGTTGACCACCAGCAAAGGGTCCTTTGATTGGAAAGAAGGTGATTTATTTGTATGTCCTGGAAACGAACACGTCGTCTTTTATGTCGAGGATAAAGAGTCCATCCTTTATTGGGTTTGTGATTCACCCCTCTTGCAATATCTGGGTGTTCGACTTGCGACCGAGAAATTCACCACGACTTTCTTCAAGAAAGAACTCTTGTACCAACGTTTGATGGAGGTTCGACACGACGAGAATCATCATGATCGGAACCGGATCGGTATTCTCATGAGCAATGAAAAGACCGATTCGAGCACCCGAACCATCACGCACGTTCTCTGGTCCCTCCTGAATATCCTTCCCAAACATACTGTACAGCGACCCCACCGACATAACTCCGTCGCCCTCGACTTGTGTGTATCGGGTGGCTCCGAAGATGTCTATACCCTCATGGGACCGGAACTCGGTGAAGATGGATGGGTCAAGGATCCCCTGCGGATCCACTGGATTAGCGGTGGTGTTTTTATCACACCACCAGGTTGGTACCATTCCCACCACAACGACTCGGACACGGATGCTATCGTCCTGCCCATCCAGGACGCCGGTCTCTATACCTATCAACGCACCCTGAACATCCAATTTGCCTGATGAAAAAAAAAAAATCATTTCTTCCTCAAAATGAATTACGGTCTTTTTGCCGATTGTCTGTGGTACAGCGGACATGTACTGACCGGCATCGCAATTGTCGTCAACCATTATCACTATTTCCTGGGTATGACGTGTGTCTTTGTCGGACAGTTCATCACCATCGTCTCACGACCCATCGGTCGTATAAAACAAAAACAACAACCTCCTGTTCTCCTCTTGCCCTCTTAAAAAATAGGAGGGTTTATAAATATAAATTGATTCATTCTTCCCCAATTTATATATTTTATATTGAATACTTTACAAAGAATTTATTTCAAAATAAATATAATAATGAACGATAAAATATATGTCCTTCTGGTCTCTTCCAAGGACCACGAGCTCCATCCTATCATGGAAGACCAAGTATCGTTACGGATTGATGAAACACTCCTTGCGCGCTTCTGGAAACCATGGAGCAAGTGGGTTCTCCGTATGAGAGCAACGACGACGACGACGACCAAAGACGGAAATCCGCATTACGTATTGGTCCGCAGCCAATGTCCATGTTGTGATGGTGTTTCCAACGAATCCATGAATTACAACGTCTACTGGGAACTCTTGTCCGGGTTATGGACCGCTGCCGCACGATTCCCACGGGAAGGAGTAGAGGAAAGCATCACCCTGAACGATCTTTTTGTTCCGACGTTGTTATCCCTCCACATGGGTGGAAACAAACGATTGACCGGAGTAAAACAATCTTCGACCGTTCCTGCTGTTGGAATTTCACCATGGTTTTGGGATCGTGTTTCCGAATGGACGGCGAGGTTGCATCCATGGAATGGAGATCCACACGAGCTTCCGGGTACATTGGACGCGGGAGTGAACTCATGGCGGGAGATTATGGAACAACAACGATTCATCTCGTGGGATTACCATCAGTTAATGGATAACAGATCCTCGTGGGTGACCACGATGCATTTTTATCTTCCACCGGTATCGCCGACCGTGCTCTGTTTTTACGACGTGGAATGGTTGGTGGTAAAATGGGTCAAGGGATTAGGTTCATACGATGACGATATTTCAACGGTGATTCCGGCCTATCCATCGGATGAATTGAATCGCCCGTTGCCTCCGTGGCTCGTTCGAACCGTGTTTCATCGGTACCGAACATCGTCGGGACCTCGAGTCTCGTCTTCTGCAGAGTTTCTAAGGCCTCTTTCCATGCTTGTTGCAGAACACGATGGTTATGCTATCCTTGAAACGGTGTTTGAGGTGTTGTGTCTTGTTCGTGATTGGATATGCAAGGAGGACAAGGCGTCCTTAAATAAGAAGATTGTTGGTTATCTTGAAAATAGGAAACAACAACTCTTGCAGGATGGACACGAGGAGGCCGCGGTCATGGTCTGGGATCTGAACTATAGCGTGCAGTGTTTTTACGAGGCAGGCGCTGTTCCAAAATATTGTCCGACCATCTTGCTCAGCGCGTGGTTGGGACGGTCCATGATGTGGGTGAGCGATCCCTTTTTGGAGGCAAAGTCGATAGACCAGATTTGGGATGGTTTGTGGACACAACAGGTTTTTCTTATGCCTTCAGGAAGTTCAGAGATGTTGTTGGGAGAGTATGTGCTCCGTCCTGACGATCGAGAAAAATTCAAGACCCTTTTGAAACTCCTTCACCAGCATCCGGAACGGTGCAAAAACTGGTCGCGAATTCGTGTGACGAACGGACAACGAACGCTGATGCATCGATTGCGAAAAGTCGTCGCGGATCGGTGGACGATCTTTCTTCAAACGATTGTCCGCAATCCCCCGGGAGAAATCGCGGGTTTCGAGTACATGAATACCTATCAATGGATCCACCCAGAGATTCTTCCACGCCACGCCATTGCCGAAGAAAACCCCGATTTTGTTCGCGAAGCATGCCGTTGTCTTTACCGAGATTTTTTTAACCTGTCGAAAAGGAATATTTTTCTACTCCTCAATCATACCCTTCTCCACCAAGATTCACAAACAAGGTGCCTTGAACATCTGTCTTTTCTTTGTGGCGGTGGTGGCAGTAGCATCATTGAACCACCAAGTATTCTTTAAAAAAAATAATCTTTCTGGATATCAAAATATATCAAAATGTATATCGTGTCTCTGACAACAACGCCCTTTCGTTTTGGGAATCTTTACCAGACTGTGGATAGTTTATTAAGACAATCGATCGTGCCCGATCAAATTGTTATCAATATTCCTAAACAATACAACCTTCGGATGGAGAACCTTAAAATTTCAGAGGATAGTATAAAAGCGTTTTTGGAACACTATGCGAATAAAAATCATATTGTGATGGTAAATGAAATCGAAAAAGATTACGGTCCAGGTACAAAGTTATTAGGTATTGTGAAGAATTTCGACAACACCGAGGAGGATATTTATCTCGTGTTAGTGGACGACGATATGATTTATAAACCATACATGTTGGAACATTTTGATACTTTTCGTCGTCTTAAAGAGAAGGAGGAAATGGAAATGGTCGATGTGGCGTCGTATTATGTTTATGATAAAAATAACATACTTATCGGACAGGGTGCAGATGGGTTTTTTATTCGGTGGAAGTGTCTTTCTGATTTTTTACGTTATTTTGAGATTTTTGAGAATGAAGATTACCTCCTGTACCACGACGATTATTATATTTCTTTCTACTTTCACTTGTTGCAGAAGAAAATTCATAGAATCGACACACCCGATTATGAATTAATCTACACGCAAAATATTTCTTCGGATATATTCGCATTGCACAAAATGGAAGGAAAATATAACCGGAGTTGTCTCAATCAAAAGTGTTTTGAGATCTTGACGGACTTGGATCAAAACAAAAGGGCATTTGAATTTTTACATCAAAAATGATTCCTCTTCAACAATGACGATAAAACAAAACAAAAATTGTTTGGTTTGATGATGGACAACGATGAAGACAAAACAAAACCTCGTTTGTTAAAGGACGAAGAAAAAAAAGGTGTCGTCGAGGCCTGTATTCAAAAGATTCATCCATGCAAAACGTACCACGACCTGAATCGAAACGAAAGGGTTCGACTCGATCTGCTCTTCCAACCATTGTTGCTGGATTTAGAAGAGGTCCGCTTAGTTCCCGAACGGTACGAGGAATTCAAAGAAATCATTGCCGATCAGTTCTTGCACAGCCATGTCAACGCGGGAGAAATGGTGGGTATCACGTGCGCACAAAGCATCGGTGAACGACAGACACAGATGACGCTAAACACCTTCCATTCGGCCGGTTTGGCCGTTCAAACAGTTTTGTCGGGGGTTCCACGATTTATGGAACTGCTCAACGCCACCAAAGAACCGAAATTTTCTTCCACCAAATTCAAACTGGTGGATCCTTCGTTGACAAGTCATAAAAGTCCTGAAAATAACAATGAAGGTCCGGTTCAAATTGGAAGGATCCGTGATCTTGTGCAGCATCACCTGGTAGAGCTGAATGTGAACGATGTGATGGAGCAGTGGGAGGTGTTTTTGGTGCCACCCGATGAGATGTGGTATGATAGTTTTGAGATTATCTATGGCGATCGGTTCCGTGACCTGGACAAGGGGATCCGGTTGCGTTTGGATCCTTTCAAGTTATTTCATTAT